GGTCTTGCACGGGTGTGCAGGGGGTGTGCCCGGTGGGGGTTGGCGGGTTTTTCACCATGGAATCAATGTTTTTGTGGTTTGTTGTTGGAATTTGATGTTTGGTTCGCTGCGATTGCCTTTGCTTCTGTTGCATGTTCTGCAGATGATTTGCCCGTTGTCGAGGGTGTTGAGTCCTCCCCTGCTGACGGGTGTGATGTGGTCGGCTTCGGGGCTGGTTGGTAGGTCGTGGGTGTCCCAGGCGATCTCGGTTCCGCAGAGTGGGCAGGTGGTTTGTCCTTGTTTGCGGGCTTGGGTGATGAGTCGTGCTCGCCATCGGCGGTGGGCGGAGGATGCGGTGCGGTTGGTGTGTGCCATCACGTCTCCGATCCTCGGCTAGCCCTGTACGGGTCTTGTTTGCCTCTGTAACGGCCTGGAAACCGTTGGGGGTATGAATACCTTGCCCTTGCCCTGCTGATCGATTCTAGGCCCTGTTTTGTGCGTTTGAGGGGGCGTCTTGAACGTTCCGGGGTGTTTGTTTTCTCCACTACCCCCATGGGTGTGAGAAAGATCACATCGCCCCCCAGCTGTGTCAAAAGAAGAAGGACGCGGAAGAAAAATGGGGGTGGGTGTGTGTTCGCGTTTCAAGGCTTAGCGCTTGGCGCCTAGCGGTGTAGAACACAGCCAAGAAGGGTACACTCTCAAAGTTTTTAAAGTCTTCTACATATAATATACACTTTAAGTCTTACCTGGTGTTAAGGGTGTTCCCGTGACACGCCGTACGCCTTCAGCCGAACACGCCAAGCCTTAAAGGGACACAGGTGAAAGAGAGTGTGGGGAGTGTGTAACCGGGAGCTTGCGACCAAGCACACGAGACACACGGCGAAAAGACCATCAGCGCTGATGGTAAAGGTTCCTCTTCTCCCCTGATGAAGAAAAGAAGAGAAGAGAGAAAGAACCAAAGAGAGTAGAGAAGTAAAGAATTTAACCTCTTAGCTCTTCTAAAACTTTTATAACTTATAAGCTTTAATACTTATATAATTATATTATATTATTATACCTATAAGCTTTAAGACTTATAGGTTATAACATTAAAGTTTAAGACTGATGGTTAACTTTAGGTACTTAAGGTTTTTAAAGTCCTATAGTTACTTTAAGTGTTTAAATCTTTATGGTTATTCTAACTCTTTAAGTTTATATCCTTAAGTGCTAAGCCTTTAAGGTTTTATACTTAACTTAGGTGTTAAGGTTTAAAGCTTTAAACGTTTAACTGCTAAGGTTATATATTTACTTTAAGTCTTTAAAGTTACTTTAAGTACCTAAGACTGATGCCGAGCCCTTGAGGGGCTCGGTGCTAAGCTATCAGCACCTTAGCGCTAAGCCCTTAGGTCTTTAAGTCTTTGGTAGACTGATGGTAAGCGAGGTTGGGAAGTGCGTCAGCACTTTCCGGCCTTGCGTCCAGCTGGCTACCTGTCCAGCCTATCATATGCCACCTGGGATGAGTCAAACTGGCGGATTTGGCTCTATAGGCGGGTTTGAGGGGTGTAAAAGGGTGTTTTTGGTGGTAAAGGTCCAAAAATCAAACCTAAAAGTTTCCTTAACGTTTAATGAACGGAAGGTTAACAGCTAAGGGTGTGGGCTAGTCTAGGACGGGTGTTTGCCCTAGCCGGAAGGGGTTTCACTCCCGGACAGTTGTCATACTGTACTCCTGTGTCTTTTCCGAACACGCTAGGCCCATCAGTGCTGATGGTCTTCCCTCAGGCTTTCGAGTACTCGTCGCTGAGGCTCCTCATACTCTCAAGCCTTCCCTGATGGCGTGTACTCCTTTCAGGGCTGAGCCTGCTCGGGCTGATGCCGAGCCCTTGAGGGGCTCGGTGCTAAATGCTCAGTGCTAAGACCCTAAGGTTAACTTAAGTGCCTCAGGTGTGAAGGCTGATGCTCCCCTTCTTTCTTTTACCGCGTCCTTCTTCCCTCTTAGCATTCCACACTGTCCACATAGTGTAGGCTTAGCTAAGCAGGATAGGGGCTGATGAGCTGCGTCTTGATGGCTGATCGTGTATCATGCTCCTGGAGGCATCTAGAATCGATCAGAATATGCTGGGGGTATAAATACCTAGCCCCCACCCTGCAAGGCGCTCCTAGGCGCCGTGTGAAGGCTTTAAACGGCATTTCTGGGCTACACCCTCCACGCCAGATCGGCAGAGTAGTCTTGAGAGTACACACCAAGCCAGGAGGATGTGATACATCTCACACACCTAGATGATAGATCTTATGTCTAAGCTCGGCACCTTGACTCGCTGGATCATCTGTCACACCCGCTATCACCCAGACATACCCCTGAGACGCCCTAGAAGGGCCCTAGAATCGATCAGCAGGGTCAACCCTGCATAATCCTACCCCTAGAAGATTTGAGACGCCGAGAGAGGCAATAAAGGCTTAAGTGACATCTGTCACACCCCACACTCCAGCATGAAACGCTCAATCCGATTGAGCGCAGCCTTGACTGTGGGGTCGCAACCTACACACTCTAGAAACCACAACAACCCATACATCAGCATCCCCGGAAAGGAGCACACCAATGGATGACACACTCATCACCCCATCCTTCACATCCCTCTACAGGCAGACAGAAATCGACCCGCTCAGCCTCCACAGCCTCACCGGAAACCATTCAGACGACATCGATCTCGATATGGTGCGCCGCATGTACCATGCTAAAGTACAAGAAGCCATACGACTCATCCGGCCAGACTGGACTGTCACTCTCGACGGTGCAGTGTATGGGCCACGCAACTGGCAGTCACTCACCGAGGGCGAGAGTGAGGAACTCCACGACATGATCGACACGATCGACCTCGACGCCATCATCGCCGCAGTAACCCGATAAAACCACCAACACATCACACGAAAGGAAACCTATTATGCAGAAGATCGCCAACCATTTCACCCAGCTTTACACCCCAGCCAGCTACGACTGCCCCGTACCTTTCGACCTGACACGCCTCGAAAACCTCTCCTGCGAACACCTCGATTTTGAGGGCCTTGCCGAAGCCTACCGGCAGCATGTGGAAGCCGAACTCCACAAGCTACGCCCCAACACATTCATAGCCACCGACGGCACCGTGTTCAGCCATGATGAGTGGAAGCCGCTCACCGGCGGTGAAGCCACGCAACTCTATTGGAACGTGACCCGCATCAATGTTGGCCACCTACTCACCCTGTGTGCCCGATAAAACACCTAGCCACGCAAGCATCGCTCACAATCGTTGAGCGCACCCTTGACATGGGCCACCGCCCACACCATCATTGATCATGTCAGCAACGAACAACACCCCGGAAAGGGGAAGCAAAACATGAACAAGAAAAACGGCTACACCATCGCCGGCATCACAGCCGCCATCATTGCCGCCGCCTCATTCATGCCAGCCCCAGACGACAATCCGCCCCTCGCCTCACAGCCAGCCCCACAGGCCACCACAGCCAACACCGAATGGACCCCCAAGACTACCCAACAGCGCAAAGCCGAGAAGAAGGCCCGCCAGGCCGCCGCCACCCGCTCCCTACAAGCCGAACAGCAGAAAGCCCACAAGCAAGCCCAAGCAAGGGGTGAAGAAACCGCCACCGGACTCACCATGATCACGGCAGCACACACCTGCAACCACAAAGCCGAACAACAGGCAGCCGCACAAGGTGTCAACTGGAACGGCAACCCCGACATCGACCTCCAACTCCACAAAACCATCGGTAAAGACACATTCAGCATCGTCTACGGCGCAACCGCGAAACAGCCCGGCGCATCCAAACTACCCGTCACCGTCCACTGCCTCGTCACCGGAACAGAAGACCACCAGCACGTCACCGACCTCAACATCAACCCGCAACAGTAACCCGCCAAGGAGCATCACCGCTATGCCTCTCCTCTCCCACTACGCTGTCACTACCGGACTCGCCGACACGGCACACATTATTCACCACACCGGCGGCACACTACGCACAGCCACCGACATCGCATCCCGCATCAACACCCTCAACCCAGACATCAACCTCGACCACCAAATCAACCAACTGTTATCTATCGAAACCGACCTGTACAACATTTATAAAACCATCAACACCATTCTTCAGGAGCAAGCATGAACACACCCAACAACAACATTGAGCTACACAGCTACGAAACGTTCTTCACCAGCCTCGCCTGGATCCAAGGCGGCATCATCACATGGATGTACGCAACCGGCACCCCACACAAGGCAGCCCTCGCCATTATTGCCGCATGCGCCCTCGCCACCCTCCTGGGTGCATCAACACTCACATACAAGCCCAAAGACAGCAAATGATCACAACACCCATACTGATCGCTGAAACCCTCGCCATCATTATTCTCGCAGTAGCACTCGCCCACAACAACAACCAGTAACCCACCCTTAAGGAGCACACATCTCATGGATGAGCCCACCCGCATGTACACCGACCCCAACACCGGTGCCCGAAAAGAATTGAAACTCTGCAGGCTCTCCCTCATCGACCCCGCATCCCTTCACGCTCTCGGCGAAGTAGCAGGCTACGGTGCCACCAAATACGGCGACAACAACTGGACCGGAGGATACCCGTGGAGCCACAGTGTCGACGCCCTCTACCGCCACCTACTATCATGGCAGCAAGGAAACAACCTCGACCAGGAATCACATTTGTCGCATCTGGCCCACGCCGCCTGGCACTGCCTCGCACTCCTCGCATACCAGCAACACCACGCCGGCCAAGACACCCGCAACCCATGGAACAAAAGCGACAAATAATGCCTCTAGCACAATACCCGAAAACCATCCACCATCCAGGCCACATCTCCTACAGTTCACTCACCCAGTGGGCCGAATGCGGAGAAAAATGGCGCCTCCAACACGGATACAAAGCCACCTATCACACCTGGTACGCCACCATCGCCGGAAGCGCCATACACCACATCACCGAACAATACGATCTACACCTGTACAATCCCGCCGAATACCCTGCACTACCAGACAAACTCGCATCCTTCAAAAACATTTTCGACACCCAAGTCGCCCTCGCCGAATCCGAAGGCACAGAAATCAAACCCTCCGGAAGAATATGCAAAAACATGTGCGAGTCGGGCGGGCCACACAAGAAAGACTACGACTGGTGGATGGTTTACGGCCCCACCTTTGTGGACCGCTGGAAAACATGGAGGCGCAACCACCCAGAATACATCACCGCAATCCTGGACGGTAAACCAGGCATCGAATACCCGGTAGAAACCATCCTCGACGATGACACAAAAATAGTCGGCTACATCGACCGCGTTTTCACCGACACCGACACCGGCGAAACATTCATCCTCGACCTCAAAACCGGACGCCTACCCGCCGACAGTATGCAGCTGCACACCTACCGGTACATGCTCGCCCAACACGGCATCAATGTCACGAAAGGCATGTTTTGGACGCCAGCCACCAGCCGCAACGACGACAAGTCCCCGACACAAGGCACATCCACCGAACTCTACGACCTTGACAACAACACCTACCGGCATGTATCATCCATGTACAGTCAAGCAATGAAAGGAATCAGCGAAGGCATCTTCGTCCCACACGTCACCACACTCTGCAAAGGATGCCCTGTCAAGGACGCCTGCTGGGCTGTAGACGGCAAAGACGCCTACAGGTACCCGGTAGAATCCACCGTACAGCCACCCCAAACAGACAATAAAGAAAAGGACACCAAATGACCGATAAAGACAAGATCGACAATGATCGACTCACGATCACACTCAAATATGGTGGAGACTATGCTGCACCATGGGCGGTCATCCGAGGAGACACAGCAGAGCAGACAAAACAGGCCATCATCGATTTATTGGGCGGACTCAAAAACGATGACGTGTCCAAAGACTGGGATCTAGCAACACTCGTAGCGAGCGCATCCATCATCCTCCAAGACCGATACAACCAGGCCGCCAAAGACTACGTGGACAACATCGCATCCAAAGAAAACACCATCGTCATCAACAAAATCAACAATGCAACAAGCAAGACACAGCTAGCCGACCTTCTAAAACAGTACAAAAAGATCATCACCAGTAACAGTGACGTTTCCGAGGCTTTCCGCAGCAAACGAAACAGCCTCACCCGATAACCAACAGAAACCAACAATAACAGACACAACAGTAAAGGATACAATAATGGGACTTGCCAACTACCGCAACAACAGCAACAGCACCTTCTTCAACCCGTCCCGAAACCAGGACGCCACCGCCATCGCCTTCAAAGTCCGCGACGTAGAACACAACACCGAAGGCTACGGTGGACAGGTCGCAGACCGCATCTACGCTGATGTCACCATCTTCCACACCCTCGAGGATCTCAATAACGGCACCCCAGAAACCATCCCCAACGCTATCATTGAGAAAGCACGCGGCAACAACGACCGTCCACACTCCATGATCCGCGATCTAGAAACCTACCTTGGCGAGGAGCAGGCCTTCAAACTCGCCACCGTACGCACCAAAAACGGGTTCAACGCGGTCGTGCTCAAACCATTAGACGACGCCATCTACGATAAGGTTGCCGAATACGTAGACAAGCGCGATAACGGCCAGCTAGACGACACCACAGCCCCTGCTGATGCTGACATCGATATCGACTCCATCTGACCACCAAAACAACATCCAACCGATAGACAGATAGATAAAGGCTCCGATGCTCTCTCTCCAACGATCCTTCGAGAGAGCCTCCCAAACCGCAGCCGAGCTGCCCCGCATACCCCAGCTAGAACCCCTCTACCGCAACCTGGACATGCACATCCACAAAGGGGACCTAGTCATGATCGCGGGGCGCTCCGGCAGCCAAAAATCAGGGCTAGCCATGTTCATCACAGCGATGCTCAACCAGCCCGCCCTCTACATATCAGGGGACATGACACCCTGGGAGGCCTCCACACGAATCATCTCACTCAACACCCAACACACCACCACACAGATACAACACAACATCGACGACTATGGGCCAGAATACTATCGAGACAGCATCCACCACGGCCAACACATCACATTCTCATTCCAGTCACCCATCACCTGGACAGACATCACCATGGAACTGCAAGCCTACATGGAAATGTGGAACACCTTCCCACCACTCATTGTTATCGACAACCTGATGGACATCCAAGACTGCGAGAGTGACTACCAGGCCCAGCAAGAAGCCATGCAATGGATCACAGCATTGGGTAGAGATACGGGCTCCACCATTATTGTCACCCACCACGCCACCGACAAAACCGGCTCCGACATCGAACACCCCCCGGCACGCAGGGAAATCAAAAACGGCCTCTCCGAAAAACCACAACTCATCCTCGGAGTCTCATTGTATGGTGGCGAGGATAACGGCAACGGGCTATCGATCCCGGCAGAGGCACGCATCGCAGTGTTGAAACAGCGCACCGGGCGATCCAGCCCAGACGGCACCCGATACGAGCGGCTACGAGCCTACCCAGAATACACATTCTTCGGGCCACTCGCCGAAAAACAGCCATGGAACATGACCAAAACACACAAAGGACTATGATGGCGACACAACAGGCACGCAACCGCCGGGCCGGAGCCGAATGGGAAACACGATTATTGCACCAGCTACGCGACACCGGACACGATATCGAGCGCCTCCATCTGAACGGCCGCGAAGACGAGGGAGACCTGATCCTCACAACCGGCAACAAAACCTATGTGATCGAGGCGAAAGCCGGGCAACCACACCTAGCCCAATTCGTGAAACAAGCCAGCCGGGAGGCACGCAACTACGAAACACACCGAAACAAACAAAACAATTCCACCATCGGACTCGTAGTGATGAAACAGCGCAACAAGCCATGGAGCGAAGCCTATGTGGTATCAACCCTCAACGAGCTCCTCCCACACCTCTGACACCTGCCGCCTCCTCGACATCTACCGGATACGCTACAATCCGTCACGAAACGAGCAACACATCCTCTGCCCGTTCCACGACGACCACCAGCCCTCCATGAGCATCAACCTCGACAAGGGCGTCTGGTACTGCCACACATGCGGTGTCGGAGGCGGACTCGCCAAGCTACAACAACGATTAGAAGAAGAAAACCCGAATGTACGACACACTACGCCCATACAACATTGCGGAACGCCGCCGAATCCAGAAAGCCTCAGCCCTCTACGAAACCCACCTCGAAAACATACTCGACCTGCTCTCAGCGCGAGGCGTCAGCGAAGAAACAGCCCGCTACCACCACCTTGGATACATCGACAATGATCCCATACCAGGTCATGAAGACTACAACCAGTGCATCACCATCCCCTACATGTACCCCGTTTGGGGGCAGCCAGCCGAAATAAGAAAAATGCGTTTCCGCTGCTCACTCCCGCACGACTGCAAAACCCACAACCACCCCAAATACCTAACCCCGGCAGGAGACACAGGCTCCATCTACAACATGGCCGCCATGGCCAACCCGGCAGCCGAAATGCACATTTGCGAAGGCGAATTCGACTCCATGATCCTCGAACAATGCGGATGGTCGGCCGTAGCCCTACCCGGCGCAACCTCGTGGCAAAACTTTTGGACCAAATTCTTCGAAGGCTACGACCACATCTACATATGGTCCGACCCAGACCCCGCGGGAGACAAGATGGCGCAAACCCTCCAGGCAGCACTCCCCCAAGCCACCCATGTGCCCCTCACCCTGGGGGATGTCACAGACACCTACCTTCAGGCCGGAAAAACAGGGTTGACACAAGCACTAGACACTGTGCTACAGTAAAACACGTCAACAACACGAAACCAGAAAGGTACACTAAAACATCATGGATCCCCTCGACACGTGCCCAATCCCCAACCGGCGCAACACCAGCCAAACAGCCAGGAGGCGCATCCGCCTCGCCATCTGTGCAGAAAAATGGGCTGATGGCGAAGACCCCACCTACATCATGCACACCTGGGGCACCACCTATGATGGGATGCGATCCATGATCCGCGCCAACCCCGACATTAAACTACCCGACGACATGGCCAAACGGTTACACAAAATCTGCCGGGAAGCCTACCCCAAAAACCAGCCCAACAGGCACCGAAGCGGATGGGACCAATACGAGAAAAACTACTACACCCACGAAATCCTCTTCCTCGACCAATTCAACATCCCAGCCCTCGAAATCCTCAACCGGCTCGACGTGTCATGGACAATGTGGAAACAAATCATCACCGAAAACAATCTCACACGGCTCCAAGACGAAACCTACAATGCGTGCCGCTGGTACTATTTGAAACAGCAACACCCCGACTGGACTGACCAGCAAATCACGCAAGCACGCCGCACAAGCGAATCATCCTTTAATGATTTCATGCAAGACGACAGGCCAGCATTGTGAGCATAGCATTCAAGCCCACCACCAAAGACAAGCGAGCCATACGCAACATTATTGTCGACGAGTGGCTCGACGAAAACCAAGTACGAGACATGCCCGACAAGGTACTATCACACATGGTGGAATACTGCTGGGGGCGCTTCACAGACAACATCAAATACGCTGTAGCTGCCCAATATTGGAAAGGGCCACACAAGCCCGATAGTGACCATCAACGGATCATTGTAGGCTATTTCAAAACCATCAAACAAGCCACGAACGCAGCAAAACAATTCCACTGGAACACCCGGCTACAACAACAATGGAAAACATGGATACTCCCAGTCCACAACGGCACCGTGTCCGAGTTTTTCACCCAACAAAAAACTTTGCTAGACGAGCAAGACGATAGCAATAGCGAGCTGCCGGAGCATCTACAAAACGTCATGTGCGGTAAAACACTCAACCACACAGACGGAACCGTATCGTGGTGCACCCGCAAACCAGGACACGACGGCGACTGTCGCACAGGATGGCAGCCCACCACACAACCGATAGGACATCATGGCAACCAAAACTGAAACCCTTATTCAACGCTACGGCAACAAAGCTGCCGACGTGCTCGCCGACAAAACCATCCCCGCCTCGTGGCTAGCAAAACAGCTCACCCAGGCAGGATACCCCATCTCCGCCACCGTTATAAAAGACTATCGCCGTAAACAAGCCAACACCACCCCGCAAGAGGAGGAAAACCAGTGATAGACAATATTGACCGGCTACTCACACAGCTAGCCAACCACGACAACGCCATCGACACCATCGACGACAATCTAGCCAATGGTACTGTACGCCGCACACGCATCTCCGAATGGACACTCCCCAACGGAGAAACAGGCCGATCCGTACAAAAAATCATCGACCACCAACCCGCAACAAACCCGTATCCCGTGGACGAACTCGTCGATAAACTAGCCGACTGGCAGCCACCAAAACCCGAACAGGACACCCACACCGACTATAGCAATGCGGCCTTCGTCATCGGGGCGGGAGACTTCCAAATCGGCAAAGGCATCCCCGGCGGAGAAACAGCACACTTCGCCGACGACTATTTACACTCCCTCATAGTCGCCAAACACTACTGGCAACAGGCAGGCAAACCGCAACGAGTCCACATCGCATTCCTCGGCGACATGATCGAAGGATACGTGTCACAAGGAGGCAACAACGCCTGGCGCACCCAAACACCCCTGACGGAACAAATCAGGCTCACCCGCATGGCCATGATGCAACTCATCCACATGTTCGACCACTGCGCCAACGTCACCATCACATCCATCCCCGGCAACCACGGTGAAGCCGTGCGCTTCGGTAAAGGCGTCACCACCTACGACGACTCCTTCGATGTGGACTGCTGCCGGGCCATCGCAGAAGCCTACCAGCTCAACAACCAATATCCCAACCTTCACTTCCACTTCCCCAGCCGGGACGAAATGACCACCACCGTTGATGTGGCCGGCACACAAATCCTGCACGCCCACGGGCACCAATGGAAAACCGGCAAACAGTACGAATGGTGGCGCGGCCAAGAATTCCACAACGGCACCACATCCCACATCCTCATGGCAGGGCACCGGCACCACCTAGAAATCTCCGAGCAAGGACAACGCACCTTCATCCAATGCCCATCCATGGAAGGCGAATCCACATGGTTTCGGCACCGCACAGGCACCACCGGCCACCCCGGACTAGTGTGCTACACTATCCACAACAAAACACCAAACAACTACCAGATAGCGAGATGAGATAGTGCCATGAGCAGACGACCAACAAAAGCAGACCTGGCCACCACCGCATCGTGGGTATGGGCCACAAACCATCATCTTCGCACACTCAACCGGGCATGCACCAAAGTAGCCACACACTACCCCGCAATCAGTGCAGACGACCTGTACCAAGACTCCCTACTATATATTGCGGTGCGGGAACAATACCACAACCTAGACAACAAACACTACATCAAAATATGCTACAGGGTAGCCAAACGGCTAGCCAACAAAACCATACAACACCTAGACCAACCGAAACCTTTATCCGATATCATTCATCTAGCCGACACACAAACCAGCAACTAAAAGGATAACCCCAAAATGGTCACAACCACCCTCGACGACGGAACCCAAACCACCATACTCCAAACAGTAGGCGCCACCACCACCGCCATCATCACCAACACCCAAACACCCGAAACCATCACCGCCAAATACACCATCAGTAAAGACGGCACAGCCACCTACAGTATCAGCGGAAACACCTACCTCGGCGACCACCAACACATTATCAAACTCATGTACGACTACTGCCACTGCGTCGGACGATTCGACACCACCAACACCAGCAACCCAGACAACCTCGACAACCTATTCAGGGGATGACACATGAACCGAACCTACACCACCGCCGACATCATCCAAGCCGCCCAATGGATCTGGAACGGCGGCCCATGGAAACCATCAGTCGAGCCAGGAATGCCACCACCACCAACCGCGCCACAACACCACGGCAACAACATTGTCACCATGATCGATTTGCAGCTAGCCATCGACGACTACACCCTCACCTGCCAGCCATCCAAACAGCGAAAACATTTGGCACGGTTGGCAGCATTCCGTGAAGTATACGGGTATGATCAAACCTATTCGGTGGCAGCCCAACGGCTCGGGGTGACAAGACAAACCGTGAAACAGTGGGCAGACCAAACACTCATCACCCTCACAGGCTACGCAAACAGTAGATACTATCCAGACGATAGCGACGACAGCACAGGGATGGGATAAAACCATGAACAACATAACCAATATCCCCTACACTGCCCTCAAAACAGCGGTACACCGAATCATCCAACAACAGCCCACCAACATGCAACAGCTAGAAAACATTGTTGGCGGTGTCGAAAACCAGTACAGTGTACCCATCTCCCTCGACAACGTGAACCTTACTGTTAAAGAAATCAGCCTCGACAATCTCGACATCGACCAGGACACGCTAGACGAGTGCAGCGAAATCTTGTGGGACTGCGACAGTGCAGGATACCCCACAAACAACAGCAACACCAGTGACATTCCAGACGACACACTGGCAAGCCAGGAAGCCATAGACTGGCTCGCCGGAATCGCATACCAAACCAAACTACTACAATCTGCGGCCGACGATATCATGCGGTCTATCATCTGCCACCGCGACAACCACAAAAATGTTATCGGCCAGAACGTTCTAGACCAGGCCAACGAAACTATCTCTACCTGCCTCCACCTGTATCAGACGATTGAGGAAACCATCAACAACAACGAATCATAGAATACTATAGACACAAAAATAGTGCCCCAGCGGCAACCACCACACGATCGTGGCAGCACCGCTGGGGCACACACACATATTCAATTATGCAACAGTAGACTCTACCGTGCCAACCTCCGACTCGGCGGCACGCCTCGGCACATAGCCGGCAAAACCATCAACATCATCTGTCGGCTCGATCATGCCAGGATCCGACACATCCACCGAGTGCGGCTCAACCATGCCCCCATCGTCGGGTGGAACAAGCTCAGCATCCACAACCGTGGTTTTAGGTTTGCCGGCCACAAACGACGGGCTACCAAACGAGGTAGCAACCGACAGTATTGCAGCAACCCCGGCCGTAATCAGGGCAGACTCCCACGGCAAACCGCGAAACGACTCCGCAGTATACGTGACACCCGCCGTCACACCCAACACAGCAACAAACGTTTGAATAAAAGTTTTCAGGGCACGCTCAAACAAGCCCAACCAAAACTGTTTACCCACAACAAACCACCATCACTTTTTCAAACCGTTGACAGTCGACTCAAGCCTGTCTATGCGGCTGCGACACTCCAGCACGTAATACCAGACACTCCACAAAGCATCCTTGGTGCGCCACAGCTTCCCTGTCACCGGATTCTTCACCCACGACAAGGCTTCAACACACTTACTCAAATCACCATTCTGAACCTGAACCACACCAACATCATGGTGCAGCTTATTCACCGAACCAGTAAGCTGAGCAGACAATTGTTTAATCTGATCATGCAAGGCTTTCACATCAGCCACAGTTAACTCCCCACTATCTCCACTGCCGCCGTTGACAACGGCCATAAATTTGTCCCACGGAAACCACGGCCCAGGATCATCGTGATCCGACTGATGCCACGCATCCGTAACATCCACATGGCCACACACACCCCGTTTACCGGCCTTCAAATCGGCCACAGACAGTTTCCTCTTCGGAACACCATGCTTGTCACACAACTGCCGGCACAGCACCGCCGCCCTCTCCACGGCAGGCCACACCTGCGGATCAAGCCACTGCTCACGAGTGTAAGCATGCCCCGGCACACGGAACGAGGCGTGCGAACCCCCATCCGCGCAAATCTCTATACCCAAACTATGCGGATTCGGTGGGGCATGCCAACCAATAGTCCCCTCTGACAGGCACTGCACCGTCTCCCCAATATCACACACATAATGCGCCGAACCACCCGACGATGGGGAAGCAAAATAGTTCGCCGTAGACACCGCCCGCCCCTTACGAGAGGCAGACGGAAACCCCACATCCGGGCACGTCGCATGAATCACAACCCGGTTCACCGGACTATTCGAACCGGCCGAGTGATGCGCCGCAGGAATAAACCTCACCACACACCACCACCAAACACTACCATCACAGCCACTCCTTTCTATTTGTGGGATGATATGGTCACTATAGGCGACGGCCTCACACCCTGGCAGGCCACCGAGCCCGATATTGTAGAAGCCACACCGTCACTATATTTCACAACCAGGCGACCCTCAGAACAGTACACGGACACCACGGAACGGCCATCCTTACCGTCTTTACCCTCGGATCCGTTCGCACCGGCGTTGCCGCGCTCACCCCGTTCACCCTGTGCACCTTGCGGGCCGGCAGGACCTGAAGGGCCCACATCACCGCGCTCACCATCGGCGCCATTCGCACCATCTTTACCATCAACCCCGGCAACGCCGTCAACACCTGCACGGCCCGGAACACCATCATGGCCATCCTTGCCGCTAGCCCCAGGCAACCCGTCAGGTCCTTTCACACCATTCAAACCCGGGGAACCCTGCGGACCAACAGGGCCAACAACACCAGCCGAACCATTACTGCCATCCCGGCCGTCAGCACCGGCGGGCCCTTGCTGGCCACGCACACCGGCAGGGCCAGGCACACCCTGCACACTCCGCTCAACACGCACCGCATCCACACACAAACCAGACCGGTGAAGCCGCACCGACTCCTGGCCGCCCTGCGCACACACCTGCCGCACACGGTTGGCTAAATCCTTAGCGGCTGTACCATTCGACTGGGCCCTCGCCTGCTCAGAATCCCGCTCAGAAGACAGCGATCCGAAACGCAAAGCACCCCCGGCAACCACCGTCAACAGCACAAGCGACAGGAACAGCAACACCAGGGAAGCCTTCTCAAAATTGCGGCGCTGCCGCTTCTCCTCCTCCAACTCCCTCAACCCTACTCACCTCCACCCTCAACAGTATCTTTCAAAAACTCAGGCAAATCAGGAAGATGCATAGGCTCCACCCCATCAGGAAGCCTCGCGTTAAACCGGCGCACCTCACGCCGCACACCCCACGTATACTCTTCCATCGCATCAACCTGCGCAGATAGCCTGCGTAAACGCTTCCTCGATTTAGATGTGACCGCCTGAACTGAACCCAAAATCGTGGCCAACGCGGTACAGATAGAGGCCACCAGTGCAGGAGTAAACCACGACACCACAGCCCCCCAACATTACAACATCCGCCACAACACCTGTACAGTCACACGCCGACAGCAATCCAGTTAGCTATTGCGGGCACATCGTTAGGCTTCGAACCATCATTCGTAATAAACGCCAAACTAAAATCCTTGGCAGTCACATTGTAGGCTTTCACATCAATCTGCTGCGTACCACCAGCCGCCGTAGCCATAGACGCCACCACAACAGGCGCACTACCAAACGGGCGCTCAAACGGAATTGTGTAAGCATACACAGCAGACCCGCCAAACATGATCGACTTCGAACCCGTCTCAATCCTGGGAGACAACAACATCCACTCGTTAGCATGGTTAGCCCACACAGCCCCCGAAGGAACCATCACACGGTCACCCTCCACAGGGGTAGGATCACACGCAGCAGACTCCCCAAACGCAACCCTAGCCGCCACGGCACGCCTATCCAACTGCTGCTGCAACCCGTTAGACGACAACACCAAAGTAGCCAACAACTGCTGATGAAACACGCCAGGCTCGGCACGCAACACATCCCTGGCACGCTCCGCACGCCCCCCAGGAACAATCTCCAACTTGGCCGTATTCTGCTCCCAATCCCGAGACAACACCACATAATCGTAGCGAGTCTCACCAGGACCAGGCAGCTGCCCCGTCACCGTCTCAACACTATTCGACGTGCACATCACCCCGTGAGCCCAAGCCTGCCCCGGCAGGACCTCACACAACACCGTAGCACCCTGAACAGTAGTGCCCACACGAAAATCGTCAGGCCCATGAACTGACGGCATATTACCCATCAGACCAGACATTTGAGCCCAATCATACTCGGTCAACACACCATCAAACCCTTTACACACAATACCCACAACAAACCCCCAACAATTAGAATTTTTGCAAATCCCGCACACCCGCAGCCAAACCAGCCACACGGCGAGCCAACAACGCCGACGGATTATCCTCATAATCCCCCGCAACCGGTGTCACTTTCGTCCAGCCGTCACCCGGCGAATCACACTCCACATCAATCTGCCGAACAATCTCCTCAATAGGCCCCGAGCCCACATCCACATAAATCAAATCCCCTGGCATCAGATTGCCTGGCCCAAAACGCAACACATCCGACTCGGCCAACTCGATCTTAAACCCCGACGTGGCCCCTAACTCGGACAACACCTGCTCAGCCTCATCGATGAGATGCACATGTTCAGAATCCGTGTTACGGGCATCCTTAAACACCTCGACACGATCAAACCAGTCATCCTCGGCCATCGAATCAACATCCTCGCAAAACAGCCGATCTTTGCCTTCGCCGCGGCCACCAACCACCACCGAAGTAGCCTTCGGGGCGTCACGCACATACTCCCACGACACAATAGAACCCGACTCGGCAGTCAACACATGGCTACGCGTCACCGCGGGCACACAATCAAACACCAAACCACGCTGATCCTTCACCACATTCTCAAACTGGTTCACCGAAACAGTCATCCGAGCCCACGACAACACCGGCAACAGTTTATCGGCGACCACGTGAAACCGCACCTGAAAATCCTTAATATAGCGGCCACGACTCTCATCATCGGTCATAAACAAACCAGGCGAAAAACGCCAAGCATTATCCCCCAACACCTGCTTAGCCACCGACTCCGCCGAACCCGAATAGTGGGCATAATCCCTGTCCGCACGCCACTCCGAACCCACCAAACCGGGGCGATAATTCACAGGCCACATCAACATACGCCACAACAGGCGAATATCATCCTCACACGTGATAGTCACCCGCGAAGAACGCCACGGACCCACACCATGAACCCGACGCACAGGCCCAGAAAAAATCTGGCCACCACCATAATCAACAACCAGCCGTGCACCCGGCCTCGTCAACCCGTCAAGCCTAGAATGATCCCCAGACACCACCAACTCCAGCGTCGACAAACCATTCCACTTCAACGACAACTTCAACGACTCAAAAAAATTGATAGGCGCCACACGGCGATAATCAGGCGTAAACAACGTTACATGCGGAACAAGACCAGCCATCAACTATTCACCAAGCCCTCAAAAACCTGTACTGCACCGACACAACAATGGCACCCAAACCAACCATCTCAATATTCACACTCCGAGAACCGCCAGGCGGGATAGGCGCAAACTCCCACTCCTTCAAACGATCCATCACATCCTCAAACCCGTTCAACAATGCAGACTGTTTACGAGGATCCGTATCAATAGTGATCCAATCAAACTCCTCGACAGGATAATCAGAAGACACACGCAAACCATCAATCTGCACAGACCACGACTCCAAAGGCCCCTCAACACGAATCACAGGCCACGCAGGAATATCACCCTTATTAGACAGATTATCCCAACCCGAACCAACACCAGGCGTCAACACCACAGGAAACGCCGTACCATCCTTGCCGACAGGGCCGCCACCCAACCAATCCTGCAACTTCGCGTTACTAAAACGAAACTTTTGCTCATCCCCATACCAAAACGGATCATAAGCTGTCAAATGCAACAGATAGCGCGCATAGCCACGATTAACCGGATCAACCGTAAACATGTCATCAACCGAATCAAACCGACACCTTAGCACACGCTCAACACCGGCAGGAGTCTTCACGGACAACTCCCCTACCTCGCCCGGAGGAAACGCAGACCACAACGCGTCAGACGCCTTCAAAAAACCGTCACGAAACCCGCCATCCGGATCCGGGTCAACACCCGACACTAAAACCGGTAATGTCACCTCGCGAGGCTTCACATTAAACCCGCGCCACTCCGAGCCGTGCACCCCAACATGAGTTTGAGAAAAATGCTCCACCTCGGGAACACCCAAACCGCGCAACGAATCATTCAACAACATGACAGGAGACGCACCCGTGTAATCCGTCAAATGAAGCACACGCTCCCCACCAAACAGCGGATCCATAAACCATGTCACAGTCAAACCCGAACGATCAGACGGGTCAGGAATAAACATGAACCACACCCCCAATCACACGTAAGCCAACGCATTCAAAGCGTCACGCTGCTGCCGCTCAATCCGCTTCGCAAACTCGTTAGGATCACCATACGTCGGGCCATTCACATTCACCACAACACTCTTCTCACTCGCACGCCGATACCGGTCGTACGGGGTAAACGAGCCCACAGACGATCGCACACCAAACCGGGCATCCACAGCATCCGGAAGACGGCCAGCCACACCCGACATCGCATCCAACGCCAAACCAGCATTCCCGGTGATCCCCTCAGCCAAACCGGCAACAACCTGGCGGCCAACCTGGTCACGAAACACCCGAGACGGGGAATGAATACCCAACACCGACTTCGCCGCATTAGCAACCTGAGAACCCATATTACGCACCGTATCCAACAAGCCACTCATAGCATTCCGGATACCATTACCCAAACCAGACACCACATCACGGCCAGCAGACACCAACAAGGACCCCATATTGCCGAGAGCATGCCGAATATTACCAGGCAAATTCCGGAAAAAACCCAGCACACCATGCACACCGTTAGACACCGCCGACCCCATAGCATGCATAGCAGAAGAAGCCGCACTCCGGGCACCATTAAACCCGCGCACAGCACCACTACGAACCCGAGAAGCCATTGAACTGAAAAACCCGCCAACAGCAGACGCCACCGAAGACACCACACTCCGGATAGCATTCATCGCAGAAGAAACAGCGCCACGAGCCGCGTTAAAACCAGACCTCACATGAGAAGCAACAGAAGAACCCAGCCGAGCAAAAAACCCCACAACCGCGTTCACACCGCCAGAAATCACCGACTTGAAACCGTTAATAAACGCAGACGTAAACGCCCTAATATGATTCCAGCCAGCCTGAATAACCGAACCCATACGCGCCAAACCAGACACAAAATGGGCCACAACCCATCCAATGACACGGGTGACAGTCCCAATAATGCGGGCTGCAGCAGACACAATAGCACCAAGAATACGTGCAACAAACCCGATCACAGCTGTCACAATTGGCATCACAACCGGAATAATGCGGGCCACCACCTGTAGCACGGCACCAACAACCTGCATCACCACACGCATAATCGACATGATGACTGGTATCAACGAACGGATAAGGCCGATGATAGGTGGCAGCACAGACATGACCGCACCCAAAATCTGTTGAATCACCGGCATCAAAACCGGCACCAGTTGCATCACAACACCAACAACCTGCCGTATCACAGCAACAACAGCCTGAATAACCGGCATCAACGCCGGCAACAACATTGCAGCAACCTGTGTCACCGCACCAATAATCTGCGTGATCACGGGAACCAGCCGGGCGACAAGCATACTAATCAAAGGCACCAGCTGGGCAGCCAAACCGGCAACCATACCGATAATCTGGCCGAATACTGGCGCCAACTGGGCCACAACCCCGGCAACCAAACCAAACAGGGGCTGCACAGCGGCCATGATCTGCCCCAAAGCCTGGCCAACCACACCCACAAGCTGCATAACAGCGGCACGGAATTGGGCATTCGTAGCAAACATGGCCGCAAACAAGCCAATCACAATCCCGACAGGGCCACCCAGGGCGCGAAACACGCCGCCAAGCCCCCCGGCGGCACCCTTCAAAGCACCAAACGACGGCAGTAGATTCTTCAACGCAACCGCCAGCGGGGCAAACCCTGCGACAAGCTTCCCGACACCGGCCGCAACAATACCAAACACTGCGGTGCCGCCAGCAAACATGGCACCCAAATTCACTTTGGGGACAGGCAAATGCATTCTCGCAAAAATGCCCTTCAACTGCTCCACCTTGGCGCGCATCTGTGCATTCATTCGAGTGATCATGCCCGGCATACGATTAATCCACGCCAAAATAGACGGCATCATACGCTGAATCCCCTGATCCACCGACGCAAACATCGGCTTCACAGAATCCGTGATAGACTTAATAACCGGATTCAAGGCAACAAAAATCTGCCGCAGGCCGTTAAGAAACGGCGCCATAGCCGTGGCACCCAGATAACCCAAAGCGCCCTTAACATTCTTCATAGCGCCCTCAAACGTCTTCCCAGACGCCTGCGCAGCACCACCCATGCCAAGCTTCATCGCAGCCGCAAACGTGGCAAAATCAATCTGCCCCTTCGACACCATCTGCGACACCTCAGCAGACGTTTTACCCGTCTGCCTGGCAAGCAAAGACAGCACAGGAACACCCGCCATCGTAAGCTGCAACATATCATCGCCCTGCAACTTACCGCGAGCCATCACAGACGTAAAAATAGCACCCGTATCCTGAAACGACTTACCCGAGATATAAGACACATCGGCGACAGTCTTCAACACATCCGTCATCTGCCCGCCAGACTTCACACCAGAAGCAGACAACGCTGCCGCAGTAGAAGCCGCATCCCCCAACGCATACGACGTACCAGTCACAGCCTCAATAGCCGAATTCATAATCGAAGACGTGTCAGACGACGTGTGACCCAAACCAGTCAGTTTAGCCTGAGCTTCATCGATAGCCATCGCCCTAGCAATACCGCCACCAATAGTCACATCATAAATCGACTTGAGGCCCTTCTTAGCAACATTGATGGCACCCACCATTGCGGCACCACCAAGAGCCAACTTCATGCCCTTAGCAAAAAGACTACCCGAACGCTGACCCTCAGCCGGCATTACACCAGACAACTGTTTACCAACATCAGCCTTCAAACCAGGCATCTTCGTATACAACGACACATATGCGGAAGCAATCTCACCAGACATACACTATTCACCCCATAATATTAATCTCGCGAGACACCCCGCCACCGGCACGAACACGCGCCAAAATATCGTCCACCTGCCCAGACGTAAACCGGGCCCTACGCTCATCCGTAGGCCTCGCCACAGGCTCCGGCTGCCCCTCACTATTAGCAGACCTGTAATGATCCAGCATGTCCAACACCGCCCACTCGCACCACTCAAACGGGCGCTGCCAACCATTAAGGTGGGCCGCCAACTGGCTAGACGTATCGGTACACAACACACCAGCCAGCCGGACAGCCTCACCCCAACACATCTGCGGGCCACCAACACTATAAACAGAAACACCAAACTTGGTGCGGAAATCGTATTCGATGGCCCCACGATAATCATCAATCAGGCCGTGGAGCCAAACTATTCCCCCAGCGAGGCACCCTTACCGTCAGGCTTGTATTCCATCCACTGGCGGAAAATCTCGGCCACACGAACCATAGGAAGCCCCTCCAGGGCCTCCACTGCGTCAGCCGGGGCGGCAGCCTCCAACATAGAAAACATCACCTCAACCTGAGCGAAATCCGCAGACTCCCCCGACTGGGCAATCTTAGCTGCACGACGGAAAACGCGGGCAGGAACAGCCTGAGCCGTCTCCTCCGCATCCGCCAACACCCAGCTACGGTCACCGATCTTTAATGTGTAACCTGTATCACTCATCTATCAACAATCCCTCAAACTATGTGTATCAGTTATTAGACGGCGGATTCGGATCCGGCTCAGGCTTCGGAGGCTTCGGGGAAGGAGGAACCGGAGGAGTATCAGCTTTTAAAGCCGTCATCCACCCCCGACCCGACACCGCATTACCAGTCTTATTAATCTGGGCAGGATAAGCCTTCAACGTCACACCATACCCGTACACTTCACCATTCTTACCCTTGATCTCGTCACGATCGATAAGCTCAACCTCAGGGAAATAGTAGCGAATAACCTGATCCCCATCAACAATATCCATCAACAGGGCGTGAACACCCGTCGTGGCACCCGGAGAAATATCGAACGAACCCGAATCGGATCCGGCAGTAACCTTCGACTGCCAAAACAGCTCGATAACCTCTTTTTTGGATTCGATCAGCTGGAAAGAAATCTCGATAGAAGACTCGGTAGCAACCGTGCGAACAACATCCGCATTCTGCCAAGCCTTCAAATCATCCGTTTTACGCTCAGGCTTAATCTTAAACCCGTCATCCGACAGATACCCTAAAGCTGTAAGCCCGGAAGGAACCGCCTCCACACCCTTAATAGTATCACCCGCGTGCGCGTCACCAATATAAACGTCGCCAGTAACCGCTGAACGAACATTAGACGCTTTACGTGTTGCAGCCATCACAACCCCCATTAAATATCAAACAATTACATTAAAACAAAAACAATAAGCTTATTTAGACTCCGCAGGCCTGCATATCAGCTCGAACAGCGAATACACATCAAAACGTGCACCATCAACCAGTAAATCAGGGCCAGTAGACCGTTTACAGTACACCACAGGGTCACCGTCCACACCATCAGCCAGCACAGCCTCCACCCGCCTGGCTAGCGACATAGCACGATCCGGCGTATCAGAAAACACGTTCATCCGCAAAAAAACACGCTCACGCACATGCAACTGCGGACCACCATCAAGAGCCAACCAAATAAGGTCACCCTCAAAACTATCCGGCACTGTCCCGGTGCATGGTATATCAGACAGCCAGCCATCATCCTTGAGCACGCGTTTAGCCCACACACGCGGATCACCGTAAACGATCACGACGCAGCCCCAATCGAACGAGCCAGCGTGCCATGCTTCGCCTCAATACGCTTCCCACCCTTATATGTGGTGCCTATACGAGCGACAGCCTCAACACGGTGAACCTGCACCTCTGACGACAAACCATTACGGTATTGGGCCTTATCGAAAGCGTTACCGCCCACATTCGCCGAGGCTGCACGCTTGACACGCTCGCCACGCTCAGCCAACATAGCCTGCACCCCAGAAGACTTCAACACCTCACGAATACCCGGCAAGTTCAGCTTCACATTCACATCCTGAGCCACTACCCATCAGCCCTTCTTACGCTTCACATTGATCTGCGTGCCCGCATCCCAGCCGGACATCGGATGATGCCACACCATAGGAGACCCGTCAGCCTCCCACACAACACCCCGGATACGCCACCTGCAACGATAATCAGCGCCCACAACAGGCTGCTTGAAAAGCATCGACCAATGCTCATAGTCAGAGTCACGCCCCGCGGCCTCATCCTCCTGCGAAACGGAAGCATAGATGGCCACGTTATGGAACCCAGTCTCGACAGGCTTAGACCAGTCTTCCACCTTGTCACCAAGATCATCGACACGAACAGTCGGTTGAAGCATCACAACCGTTTCACCATAAGGAAAACTGGTCATATCATATCTCCCACAAAGGGCCAGCGTAGCCGTTAATATTCGACCCGCACGAGCAACCCTCACCCCACACCGTGGAACACACCTCAGAATGATTCACACTACTCCTCATGGTCGGTGTAATAGTGAACGCTTTACCAGCCCCACCATCACCCCCACACAACTTCTTCAACGCGGCAATCTCAGAAGGCCACAACAAATTCGTGGGAGTACTAGACCGTGTAGTCTGAGCGAAAGGACCCGCAGACTCATACTGCACCTGCCCAGAAACCCCGGTATCATTCCAGCGCAACAAAGCCCTACGCAGAATAGCCTTAGCGGCATCCTTGTATTTGAAATCCGGTTTAGCGATACAGGGGGCGACACTGACAGCCACAGCCTCCACATCGGCAATCATCGCCTCAAGCTTCTCTCTAGGAATATCGGCGAAAGGCTCAATATCCTCAGGCTTCAAAATGATACCCATCAACACCACCCCCTGCACATATACATATCACCGCAACAAATGAATCAGTTCTCGGCCGGAGGATTAGGCTTCGGGGCAGCCTTCTCCTTCACAACAGCAAACGAATCAAGCGACTCGATAGCCACATACAGCACAGCCTCGGCACGAACCATAACCTCATTATGGCCCTTCAGATCACGCCCAGTCTGATCCGGGTCACCATACTCGATAAGCTCGATCGGGAAGTTACGCTGGAAACCCCAATGAACACGAGAGAAATCACCAACAATAGCCTTCACACCAGAAGCAGGCGACATCTCCGGGGCACCCGAAACAGTCGAAGAAGAACCAACATTCAGACCGCGCCAATTATCCAAACCGGCAAAACCGGCGGCAGGATACATCGGCTGACCAGCAAGCGGAGACCCCTTCGGATACACCTCAGTAGACAAAGCAAACGAGAACGCCGGATCCAAAGCAACACCGTTAGGAACCTGCAAACCGGCCCCAGCGATAAGGCCGACAGCCTTGACCAGATCGGTCGTAGCAGAATCCGTGGCATCAACAATATGCTTCGTATTATCCAGCGAAGACTTGACAGCCGCAGCAGGCTTACCCGTAGCCGGATCAATACCATGGAAAGCAATAAGATCAACAGCGCGACCAATCGAAGCACCAAGAGCAGGCGAAATCAGATCCTGCAAAACACCCAGACGGTAATCAGCATCAGCCCACATAAACTCGTCCGAGACACGCTGCTGAGTCACAACCTTGATAGGCTGCGCAGTAAACGCCGAAACATCAGCAGACGCGGAAGGCTTAACCTCGCCCTCACCAACAATCTTAGCGCGAGGAACACCACTAAACACGGCACCCTTCACCGGGCCGAAAATAGTCGGCTGCTCCGGCGAAAGCTTCGCCAAAACACCAGAATCGATAGCACGGTCACGAACCGCACCAATCATAGAACCAGGAAGCTCAAGCTTCCCTGCAGAAAGAAAATCGTCAGCCATCAGAAATCATCTCCTAGAATTATTGACAAGAGCATCCACAAACGCGACACCCTCACGTCGTTTAACATCATCAACGGGGGCACTCCCCGCAAGACGGCGCACACCCGCGCCACCACTACTATGGTCGATCAAACCCTTCAAAGCTTTCGCAGACTCGGCAAGCGACTCCTTATCGCCACCCGACAAGAAAGCGATCGCATCACTGGACAAACCATACTCTGAAGCCACCTCGCGCTTCATACCCTCAAGAACAAACCCGTTGATCCTGTCTTCGAGTTCCTCATTCTTGCGGCGAAGCTCATCAATAGTAGATCCAGAATCGTCACTCGATGTACGAAGCTTCTCCAACTCGGCGAAATTACTTTTAGCACGAGACTCCCACTTACGGGCCTCCGCCTTCCAATCAGTCCCCGGCGATTTACCCTCGCCTTCATTCTTCAACTGATTGTCGGCTACCTCCTGCCCGCCATCGTCTTTTACTGTATCAACAATGCCGTTATCCTTTCCGGACTCCACAACATCATTGTCAACATTCTGTTCCTCAACACTCTGATCGGCCATAGCCTAACCCTACACTCCTTGCGGAAAACAACACAACATTGTTGACCCCCGTGCGGGAGACAACCCTGTGCACCAATAACCGGCGGCGCACAACCGGAAACCACATCAAATTATCTCATGCCACCAACAGTACGCATAGCCTTCAAAATATTACCAGGCGACTGCTGCAACCCATGATCATCAACCCACTCACGGGCCTTCTCATACGTCCTCTGATACTCGGCATCAGCCCTATTTGGCTCCCAAGGGCCAACAACCTCAACCACCGTACAACCACAATGATCATGATACTTCGAACCAAACGGACGCTTACCACCACGCTTATGACGCCGCGTATGACCAGTAGTAAGCGCCCGCTCCTTAGTCGTATAATCCGACCTCGTAGCCAACATGGCACAAAAAGCACACGGATCACCATCAGTAACCCGACGCCACGACCTACCCTGCGCACCCGCCGACCACTCAACCGTGTCACGGCCAGCATTCATAACAGCCCGATCAAAACCCGCAGCCATCGCATCAATCGTATCATTCGCCCTATCCGGGTCACTCTCAAGAATCTTCATAGTCGAAAACGACCTAGCCAAAGCCGCCGCAGCATCAAACTCGTCATACACAATCAAACCAGGATCCACACCATTCAACCGGCGAAAATCCGACACAAACCTGGCAGCCAACGATACCGAACCATCATGGCCGGCACGCTCCAACTCCACACACAAACGAACATACTGCGCATCTGTCATCTTCCCGGAATGCCACAAACGACCCAACTCGGCATAATAGCCCGCATACTTCCCAGCAAACCTGACCGCCTCACGCTGATACTCAGTCGCAGCAAACCTCGACATAGCACCCGAAGCCATCGCCTATCATACCTCGTTAGTTTGACGCGATATAGCCCCAGCCAGTGCCGCCAACGGGTCAGACGACTCAGCACGATGACGCATCACAGCCTCAACCTGCACATCATCAAGCCCCAACATCTCCAACACCGTACGAGAATCAGCAGGCAAAATACCGGCACCAACAAGCTTCGTCACAGCATCAGCCGTAGCCGCCCGGGTAGGCGTCGAAGCATCACGCCAACGCAAACCAACATCACCAAAAAACGCGGCCTCATCAACACGAGAATCCAACGCCTTGGCAGCCAGGAAACCAACCGACAGCCAGCCCTGACCAAACGACGTCTGCCTGCGTTCAGCACGCTTCACAAGCCGAGATTCCTCGGCAGCCAAAGCCTCCCCACTAGGTGGGTTAGACGTGATAAACCCGAAATAGCGTTCCGGAACAGCCGCCTCACCCGCAGTCAACTGCGCCAACAGTCTCATCTGATCCGAATACGGTGTAGGACTATTGACAGGAAACGACCCCACATTCGGAGTGTCACCATCATCATCCTTATCCACAGCCCACACAGAAGCCATCGACAGGACCCAGCCAGGCTGCGAAAACTCATCCGCGCTCACGCCAGTCACCCAACGCTGAGGATACGCATAAAAATCACGATTCACAGACTGCCCCAACAGTGTGCGCACAGCCTCATCCGTGTAAGCCCTAATAGACCTCGTAATCTCCGAACGGCCATCAATCCTAGAAGTACGGCGACGATTCACAATAGGCACCAACGGAACCGCACCAAGACTATTCACGATACGGCCCGTCTCAACCCATTCACGCGAGCCCCGCCGCTCCACCTGAACAATCACATCAGGCAGCAACAACTCCGCCTCAACAACCTCAGGATCACACGTCTGCTGCACCACAAGGCCAGCATCCAAACGAGACCCATCGGCAGAAAACCGGCCTGTGCAATTCTTTGGTGACTGCGGACGAACCAACACCGACCCATCCCCCTGGGGGATAACAGCCACAAACGACAACCCAAAAATTAGTGCATCCAAATGCACATCACACGAAGCCGTAGCAAGCCGATTCGCAGCATACACACCATCCAGGCCGTAGCCGTCACCATTAGTCCAGCCAAGCCAATCCAGACGCTCCTCCAAAGCATCCACCGCAATCCCAGGCCACGACACCACCGTTTGCACACGCTGCAACTCCGGCGGAATAGCCACCCCCAAATCACGCACCCGATTAGAGCCCTCATAGTAGCCCTCAATGCGACAATGCCACGAAGACAACCTTTGGATACCATCGTACATGCCCTCAATCAGAGCCAACTCATCCGAGTTCATACCACAGACACCCGCTTCCTACCACTACGCTCCCGACGGCCACGACGAACACGTTTAGCCCCCAAAAACGCCAACGACACAGCCTCCAAAGGAACCTCAGAACCATCCTTAAACGAGGAACCCCAACCCCACGCAGACCCCTTACGTTTCTGCACAGCCGACCTCACAGCAATATCCAACATGTCACGGCGAGAATCAGCACGAGGATGAGACACAACACCCGAACGAACACCCTCAAGAAACGCCTGACAAGCCTCCACATACACACCAGTATCGGCAACCACCACGCCACGGCCCGGAACACCACGATCCGTCAACGCCTTCTGCAACAACACCGCACCAGACCCGGCAACCATGATCCTGTCAGTATCACCCCAACGAACCGCCAACCAGTCAGCCAACCGGCCCACACCATCAACAATCGTCCCCGACAGCCCATCAATAACCTCAACATGAACCCCAGCATCAGTCCGGCCGGCACCCGCCAAAGCAACCCGATCCCCAGAACGAGAAAACGAGACACCAAACACTTTCCCACCAACCAGAGCCGCCTCATCCACCGCAGATTGTGCCCACTTATCCGCCGGAATCACAGACGCAGCAGACTGGCCACGATCCCACCAGCCAAGCCGCTCCCGAGCAAACCCGGCAGCAGACATCGACTCATGCTCATCCGAGACTGTCCCAAAATTCAGACGCCTACCCAGCGCAGGATTAGTGTCACCAGCAAGCTTCCGCCACTGCCGCGACACATCATCCGGATCAGACTCGTCAGGAATCGAAAACTCCGTCCACGCAAACCTCTTACCACCCGACAAAGCCTGCCCACGAAGACGCAACACCACACTACCGTCCGCCAACGGCCCAGGCGGGGTACCAAGGAAAATCTGTTGAGGATCACCAGACGGGGCAGCGCTCACCGTAGGAAGCAAAGCCTCCAACTGCTCATCCGACAACTCCTGAGCCTCATCACACACCAAATCATCAACCGTAAACCCGCGAGCAGAACCCCGACTGCGGGCCACAAACTCCACCGAACCCCAACCCGGACAACCACACTTACGCTCAAACGTGGCACAATCCGGATGATGAAAAACAATAGCCTCCTGACCATTCGTCGCCCGAATCGACTTCACCATACGATACAAGTCAGGAAACTGCCGCTCATTCTCAAAAAACGACCTCAACCGCATAAACGCCTTACGAGCCGACTTCAACTCGTGAGCCGTATGCAAAATACGGCGACCCTGAATAGTCGCCTTAAACAACTCCACAACCTCAAGGATCGCATTCTTGCCATTCTGGCGAGGCACAAACACCCCACACACACCCGAAGCAAGCCTGCCATTACTACCGACAGCCAGCCAATCATCCAACACCTGCTGCTGCCACGGATCAGGCGTCAACCCATACGCACGACCCAACTCCCCAGCATCACCGCCAGCAGACACCGAATACGCCGCAGCAACCCGGTGACGAGGCACCTGAGAACCAACAACGCTCGACATTAGGCCCCTTTACGCTTCCTATACCGGTCAATCATCGCCACCGCAGAACCGCCACCACGGCCACCAGACGCCACATCAACCGAATGCCGATCCAACATGGCCATAAACGCCTTCACATGAGCACGCAAAGAAGCCACCAAATCAGCACGACCCTCACGCCACACCACATCATGAATCACCGCAGCATCCAACAAAAACAGCCACTCCTCATCGCTCACATATTGCGCACGAGGATCCTCACCCCACACATCCCACCAACGCCTAGTCTCATCACACCAATCGCGACTATCAGGAAGCTCAGGCTGCACCACACTCACCACCAACACAAAAAGTCGACAAAACGATAAAACAACAAAGGGGAGGTATTTCACT